AGTGGCCTGATCCGCTGGATGGCACTGGCCCGTCAGGTTATGTGCTTGACCTGACCAAGATGCAGATGTTCTACATCGACTATTCTTGGTACGGCGCAGGCTTCATGCGCTGGGGTATGCGCACAACCAAAGGTCAGATTACATACTTCTATCAACAGACCAACAACAACCAGCGTTACGAGGCGTATATGCGCTCCGGCAACATGGCTGCGCACTACGAGTCAAATGGCGTGACTCCGGTTACCTATTTGACTTCGACATTGGCGGCAGCAACTGGCGCAGGCGGAACAATCAATGTTGGCGACACCTCCAAGTTTGCCCCAACTGGAACTGTGAAGATTCAGGCATCCGGTACAAGCGGCGTGATTGAGTACGTCACTTACTCTGCCAAGACAGCCAACACGCTGACAATCACAGCCCGCGCACAAACAGGCGGTCAAGCATCTGCTCAGACATTCACATACTCAGCAACAGCTCCAATCTCTGTTGAGTATGCATCGCCTGACACCGCAGCATCTTTGTCACACTGGGGTTCTTCAGTGATCATGGATGGTCGCTTTGATGACGACAAGTCTTTGATCTTTAACTATGGTACGACTACCGCAATCACAACCACAAACACCAATCCAATTGTTGTTTTGGCTGTGCGCATTGCGCCAGCAGTTGATAACGGAACTACCGGTTTGCTTGGTGCAAAAGAGATCATCAACCGCATGCAGTTGCAGTTGAGCGAGCTTGGTTTGTACACAACCGGCGCAGGCTATTTGATCAACTTGATCTTGAATGGATACGCCTCCGGCGCTTTGTCAGGCTCATTTGTAAGCCCAATTCAGCAAGCCAACGGCATTACCTCATCCTTGGCTCAAGTGGCTGTAAACACCAACGCTGTCACAGTGACTGGCGGCGAATCAGTCGCCGCTGCTTACACAAACACTTCCGGTCAAACGGTTCTGGATTTATCTGGTGTACGTGATTTGGGTAACTCAATCTTGGGTGGCGGCACATCAAACACAGTGCCAACATCTCAAGCAGGTTTCTACCCTGATGGCCCGGACATTTTGTACGTGGTGGCAACACCGCTTTCAAGCACAAGTTCGACAATTCTGGCCCGTGTCTCTTGGAAAGAAGCGCAGGCTTAACATGGCAACACCAGCATGGCAACGCAAAGAGGGGAAGAATCCGAACGGGGGTTTAAACGCTAAGGGGCGGGCCTCCGCGAAGAAAGAAGGCCACAATCTGAAACCTCCCCAGCCGGAAGGCGGATCACGCCGCGACTCTTTTTGCGCCCGCATGAAAGGCATGAAAGCGAAGCTTACGAGCGCCAAGACCGCAAACGATCCGGATTCGAGGATTAACAAATCTTTGAGAGTTTGGAATTGCGCCGATGGTGGATATGTAAGTGCAGCCGATGGCTGCGCTACCAAAGGAAAGACGAAAGGTAAATACCTGTGATGGATCTCAATTCACTTTGGTCGCTTGCTTTATCGATTGTCGTCGGCGCATTGGGATTTTTCCTGCGTGAAAAAATTTCAGCCGTCAAAGATAATGCAGAAGACACACGCCGCGTTGAGCGGCTTTTAAACATTACCCGTGAGGAGATTGCCCGTGATACAGCTACTAAAGCAGAAGTTGCAAGGGTTACTGAACACATTGATCAACGTTTCAACAAGCTGGAAGAAAAAATTGACCGGCTACTTCAAGCGAGGTAATGATGCCAAGCAGCAGTAAGAAACAACACAATTTCATGGCGGCGGTGGCTAATAATCCATCATTTGCCAAGAAAGCAGGAGTCCCGCAATCTGTGGGAAAAGATTTTACCAACGCCGATAAAGGCAAAACTTTTAAAAAAGGTGGCGACATGGCTACAAAAATGAATCCCCAAATGATGGCTGCATTGGTGCAGAAAAAAAAGGCTCCTGCTAAGCCTACCACTGCACCCTCCCCTGACATGGGTTCTATGGGCGCAATGGCTGGCCCCGGCGGTATGTCTGGAATGCCCGGCATGAAACGTGGCGGCAAAACCAAAAAGTATGCCGGTGGCGGCATGACTGAGTCTGAAGGCCCGCGCAACATGAAATCAGATGTTGAGAAAGGCTCAAACACCAAGCGTGCTCATGGCGAGCATGGCATTCAAAAAAGCGGTTTAACTAAAGCTAAGCAAATCTCCATGCCCGGTAACAAAGGCATGAAGCGCGGCGGCAGAGTTTAAGAGGTTCCATCATGGCATCTACAAAAGATTTAGCTGGCTTAGCCGCACTTGGCGCACTTGGCTATATGATGAGTCAGCAGGGCAACAAAGTTGATTTAAATCAACCTGAGTCTTCTGGTGATTCAAATCCTAATCGTGGCGCTGGCTACAACTCGACTGAAACTCGTTTAAACACACCAGACCAGAGCATTGCCGCAGCAGATCAGTCAAGCAAAGGGTCAATCTCCACACGTGGAGATTCTGGCGTGACAACGCCCGGGCCTGCATCAGCACCAAACTTGGACTATACATCTGCCGCCCCAGTGTCTCAAAAAACTCCTGCCGCCCCGACAGCAAAAACTAAGGCTGTTAGGCCGCAAGCAAAACCATCGCAACAAAACCTCCCGCCTGCAAATAAATCTTCTGCAAGTACCGCCTCATCGAAGCCGGTAGATGATACAAATTACAGCAATGAAGGTCGTGGCGCTGCGCCAAATATGAACATCAGTCAGCCAACAACTGCTCCTGCAACCAAGCCTATGCCTGCGGGCGCTAAATTCGTTCCCGGATTTGGCATGGTTGATGCTGATGGCAACATCATTCCTAGAGGTGGCCCTTCTGGCCCTTCTGGCCCGGATGATGGATTTTTAGGTAAAAATTTCCGCAAAGCACTTGGTTCATCTTATAAAAAAGGTGGAGAAACCAAGGTGAAAAAAATGGCAAAGGGTGGACTGACATCTTCCCCGTCATCAGCATCCAGCCGTGGCGATGGCATTGCATCCCGTGGCAAAACCCGTGGCAAGATTTATTAAGGAGTCCCAAAATGGAACGCAAAGTACCCAACATGAAAGAGCCCACTCCATCACACACCATGATGCATGAGCAGGTCAAGCAGCACGCTGCTGGTCACGTACATCACAGCAAAATGTTCATGCCTCACGCCGCAGGCCACAAGTATGAGCAGGACAAAGTCCAAGCCATGTGCAAAGGCGGTAAAGCGTAATGAGGCCAAGCCGTGGCATGGGGGCCATAAACCCATCAAAGATGCCCGGTAAGAAGACGATCATCCGTAAGGATGATCCGAATAAGGTCGCCATGTATAAACGTGGCGGCAAGGTCAAACGCATGGATGAAGGCGGCGAAGCAGAAGTCGAGCCTGTAAAAAACGTAAACATTGCTCCACAAAAGCAAAGTGGCCCGACAGTTCAGCCAACACATCTCATTCTTGATAAAGATTTCAAAAGTGCTGGTGCAAAGTTTTCATCCGGAGATGTTCCGGTTGGAGATAGCGGTACGGCTTCATTCAATGCAAACACATCCATATCAGCAGCCAAAGGCCAACGCGCTCAGGCAATGATTGATCAATTGCAGGCCGACTACAAACATCAACTTGATAAGAATACATCAATTGGTGGATCATTGAGTCATTCGCCGCAAGGCGAAAAACGCCTGACAATTGCCTTGAACAAGAGTTGGGCTGATGGCGGCAAGGTTGGCTTGTATGACAACATCAATGCCAAACGCAAGCGGATCGCTGCTGGATCGGGTGAGAAAATGCGCAAGCCCGGCAGCAAAGGCGCACCAACCAAACAAGCATTTATCAACTCTGCCAAGACGGCAAAAAAATAAGGAACAACCATGTCATTACTGACTGTTTTACACGACGAAGCCAATATGATTGCCAATGCTTTGCGCCAGCAAGCTCATCGCATGGAAGCTGCTTTGGGTCATATCCCCGAAGAGTTGGAAGCCATCATTGCAAAAATTGAAGGCCATGTGGCAGCCACCGTTGTGGAGTCTGCGCCAGCGCCCGTTGCGGAGCCTAAAGTGGCTGTTGAGACTCCGGTAGAAGAGAAGAAATAATGGCATATACCTCCGGCGCTGTTGGATTCAATCTTGACCTGACCGACTTGGTCGAGGAAGCGTTTGAACGCGCCGGTGGTGAACTGCGCACGGGTTATGACCTACGCACAGCCCGCCGCAGTTTAAACATCATGTTTGCCGACTGGGCAAACCGGGGTATCAATCTTTGGACAATTGAGCAAGGAACAATCGACTTTGTTCAAGGTCAGAACACATATCCTTTGCCAAATGACACCATCGACCTGCTGGAACATGTCATCCGCACCGGAGCAAACGTAGCTGCTACGCAGGCTGACCTGACAATCACTCGTATCAGTGTTTCTACCTATGCGACGATTCCAAACAAAATTCAGCAAGCCAGACCCATTCAAATCTGGATTCAGCGGTATAACGGTCAATCAACTCCGACAGACATCACTTTGTCTGGCGACATCACAAGCTCTGTTAATCAAATCACTTTAAGTTCAGCCGTCGGCTTGCCAGCGGCTGGATTTATCAGAGTTGACTCAGAGATCATCAACTACAGCTACATCTCCAATAATGTGCTGTACAACTGCTTCCGTGGTCAACAAAACACAACCGCAGCATCCCACACATCCGGAACTGCTGTTTATTGGGAGCAGGTTCCCGCTGTAACCGTCTGGCCCACGCCGGACAACGCACAGCAGTACCAATTGGTTTATTGGCGTCTACGTCGCACGCAAGATGCCGGTGACGGTGTAAACGTGATGGATGTCCCGTTCAGGTTTATTCCGTGCATGGCTGCCGGTTTGTCGTATTACATCGCAGGAAAGATCCCGACCGGCATGGAGCGCCTACCGGTGTTGAAACAGCAATACGATGAAGCTTGGGAGATGGCTGCATACGAAGATCATGAGAAAGCCGCTCTGCGGCTTGTTCCCCGTCAAACCTACATTGGGAGGTAACGATGGGTAATCGGTTTGCTTCTGGCAGACATGCAATTTCAGAATGCGACCGGTGTGGTCAAAGGTTCAAGTTAAGCGTTCTCAAGACAGAGATCATCAAAACCAAGAAGTATGACTTGTTGGTTTGTCCGGAATGCTGGGATCCAGACCACCCGCAGCTTCAGTTGGGCATGTGGCCTGTCGATGACCCGCAGGGTCTAAGAAACCCAAGGCCAGACCGAAGCTACGTTGTGTCCGGAACCAATGGTTTGCAGCTCAACCCAACAGGAACTGGCATCAATGGCCCGGGAACTCCGGAGGGTGGTAGCAGAATATTCCAGTGGGGATGGAACCCCGTCGGGGGTTCTCAAGGTTCGGATGCAGGATTAACGCCAAATGTCTTGGCAATGACTGTGCAAATTGGTACAGTCACAGTGGTGGCAACATAGGAGTTTAAACATGGCAAAGAAAGAAATGTCTGACAGCGACATGGCTCAGGACAAAAAAATGATCAAGCGGGCTTTTGCCATGCATGACAAACAAGAGCACAAAGGTGACCGCACTGACTTGAGCAAATTGCGCAAGGGCGGCACAGCCAAAAAAATGGCTAAAGGCGGTGTTACCACTGACCAAATGAAAGCTGTTGGTCGCAACATGGCACGTGTAAACAATCAAAGGAGCGGTTAATGGCTAAGTACAGCATGAAAAAAGGCGGCAAAGAAGTTGGCCCAGCCAGCGTTTACGCTGAACCCCACACTTCAACCGGCAAAAAATTAACCAATGCTTTTGGTGAGTTTGGCACAAACCCCGGATTTGGCCCTAACCGCAGCAAGCTTGATACTGCCGATGTCAGCCTTGGTCAGTACAGTAAATCGGCCGGCAATGAGCCTGATGAAACCGAAGGCGTGAAAATCCGTGGCACTGGCGCGGCTACCAAAGGTCTGATTGCAAGAGGCCCGATGGCATGAACTACACTGAGCTTGTAACTGCGGTAACGGATTACACGGAGAACACTGTCCCCACGGTGGACATGAACGTGTTCATCGAACAGGCCGAACAGCGCATTTACAACACGATTCAGTTCCCATCATTGCGTGCAAATAAGACAGGTGCAGTTACGGCAAACAACAAATATTTGTCTTGCCCTAATGATTTCCTGTCTGTTTATTCGCTTGCTGTTATTGAAAACACGGGAACCGCCAATGAGAATTACACATACCTTTTAAACAAAGATGTGAACTTCATTCGTGAGGCTTATCCAAGTTCAAAGTCAACTGGCCTGCCAAAGTTCTATGCTTTATTTGGCCCGCAATCATCGAATGTAAACGAGCTTTCATTCATCCTTGGCCCGACTCCTAATGCGGCTTACGATGTTGAGCTGCATTATTACTACTACCCGCCGACCATCATTCAAGGATCTATCACAGCCGTAACCATAAACGCAGCAGGTTCTGGTTATGTAAGCGGAACATATTATGGTGTTCCTGTGTCCGGCGGATATGGAAACTCCGCATCTGCGACTGTTACTGTGTCCAGCGGATCTGTCACTGACGTAACCATCACAAACGGCGGAGCCTACTATTTGGTTGGCGATACCATCACCTTCTCAAACACCTACTTGGGCGGCTCAGGTACAGCATTTACTGGAGCTGTGGGATCAGTATCAAACAGCACTGGTCGCACATGGCTTGGTGATAATTATGATTCTGTTCTGTTGTACGGAACGCTGGTTGAGGCTTATACCTACATGAAGGGTGAAGCTGACTTGGCATTGGCGTATGAAACCAAGTACAAAGAAGCACTTGCACAAGCCAAGCGTCTGGGTGATGGACTTGAGCGTACCGATGCATACCGCACTGGTCAGTACAGACAGGCGGTGACCTAAATGGCGTTTACCGGGAATTGGGCATGCAACACATTCAAAACAGGGTTGATGAACGGCACGTTCAACTTCACCTCTGGAACGTTTTACATAGCCTTGTACACCAATGCAGCCACGCTTGATGCCAATACCACGGCTTATACGTCTACGGGCGAAGTTGTGGCTTCAGGGTATACCGCTGGCGGTCTGGCTCTTTCGATTGCGCAAACACCAACGGTAGGTAACTCAGGGAACATCGCATACATTTCATTCAGCAATGCTGTTTGGAATTCAGCTTTGACTGCGCGAGGCGCATTGATTTATCAAAACACTACCGGCAATCCGGCAGTTTGTGTGCTGGATTTTGGTTCAGATAAAACTTCCAATTCAACATTCACAGTGCAATTCCCAAATCCATCAAACACTTCAGCAATCATAAGGATCGCATAATGGCAATTATATTTACGACCAAGGGCGACATGGATGAATCTTTGCTTGAAAAGCGGGAAGGTACGGTCGATAATGACAATGAGTTAACCACATGGGTTGAGTATTGGGATGGTCAAGAACTTGTCCATCGCTCCGCACATGTGACTTTGAAAAAAATGCCCAACTTTGCTGGCGGCGACACAGCTTCTTTTTAAGGAAACATCATGGCAAATACCCAATCAATGACAACTTCGTTCATGGGCGAGTTGCTAACGGCAACCCATAATTTTGGCACTGCACCAACCCGTGGAGCTTCAACTGCCGACACGTTCAAAGCGTTGTTGGTTTTGGCTTCCGGCACTGTAAATGCGGGTCAAACCAACGTTGGCACTCCCGGCACTGGAACTCCCACCACATCCAATATTGGAACGTCAGAAGTATCAGGCACAAACTATACGGCAGGCGGGGTAACGGTTACCAATGCAACAGCACCTACCGCAACCAATTCGTCTTCTACCGCAGGCGTTGCATACTGGACTCCATCTGCGAGTTTTGTATATACAAACGTGACTTTGTCTACGGCTTTTGATACTGTCGTTGTGTATAACAGCACTCAGGGCGGTAAGACGGTGAGCGTTCATACATTTGGATCGCAGACCATCACTGCTGGCACGTTTACTTTAACGATGCCATCAAACACCACAACTACGGCATTGTTGCGTTTATCCACAACTTAATGCGGAGGCGGCTTAAGCCGTAAACCATGTTTGGTATCTCCGCATTTGCGCAAACCCCCTTTGCCGCCTTACCGGCGGCAGCATCTCCCAATGTCACTGTTGCGCTGACCGGAGTATTTGCGTCTGGCGCTGTGGGGACGGTGACGCCAGCAATCGATTTTGCAATTTCAGGAGATGCGGCGAGCGGCAATGTAAGCTCAGTAGTTGCCAATTTATCTGTTGCATTAACTGGTGTTGCTGCGGCTGGCAATACAGGTTCAGTTGCGCCCAGCTCGTCTGTCGGTTTATCAGGTGTATTTGCCAGTGGCTCTGTTGGAACGGTAACAGCGCCGTCCGTAGTAAATGTTGCTATTTCTGGCGTAGCGGCAACCGGAGCAGTTGGCGCAGTAACAGCCACAAGTACAGTTGCTGAAACTGGAGATGCGGCGACCGGCTCAGTTGGTTCTGTCGGGCCAAACACTTCAGTCGCCTTATCTGGCGTGTCAGCTACAGGATCTGTAGGGTCAGTTACACCCATTACAGCACTTTCTGGGGTATTAGCTTCCGGGGCTGTTGGCACTGTTTCTAATGGCGGCATAACGGTAGCACTGTCAGGCGTATCCGCAACCGGCAGCGCAGGATTGGTAAGCCCCAATACCTCCAAGGCATTGAGTGGTATATCCGCATCTGGCGCAGTGGGTTCTGTAGCTCAGTCTGCTTCTGTAGGAATCAGCGGGGTTGGAGCATCGGGGCTTGCAGGATCAATTGCTTGCGCCACATCTTTTGCCTTGTCAGGCAATGCCGCCAGCGGCGATATTGGTAGCGTTATAGCAACTCAAATATTGTCTGGAAGCGGCGCATCTGGCAATGCAGGTTCCGTAGGTTTAAACATAACTATGGCACTGACAGGAGTCGCTGCTTCTGGCTTGACTGGAAATGTGGTTGCCGTATACTGGAAACCAATCGATGATACCCAGATGCCAAACTGGGGAACAATAGATTCAACGCAAACATCTGCTTGGTCAGACATTGACGATTCACAATCTGCGTCTTGGGCAGCAATAAACAATTCGCAAACGCCAAGCTGGGGCACAATTGATGATTCAGAAGAGGCGAACTGGCAATTAATCAACACGGTGTAAAGGAAAAAAATGGCTTTAGCCCTTGCTGACAGAGTGCAAGAAACTGCTACCGCAAATACTACGGTAAGCTTTACTTTGGCTGGTGCTGTTACTGGCTATCAATCATTTTCTGTTGTTGGCAATACAAACACCACATACTATTCTGCTACAGATGTTTCCGGCAATTGGGAGGTTGGGCTAGGCACATATTCAACTACCGGCCCTACATTAACCCGAACAACAATATTATCATCAAGCAATTCAAATGCGGCTGTTACTTTTTCCGGAACAGTTAATGTATTTCTTACGTATCCAGCAAGTAAATCCACCAATAAAGATGCAAGTGGCAATGTATCTGGATACGCTATTGAGAACTCTACAGTAGGAGCAACAACTCCGTCTACAGGAAAGTTTACAACTGTTAATTTGACCGGTACAACAGATCAAGTTTCTAGTGTTGCTGTGTCGTCTGATCCCGCTGCACCTAGTGCAGGTAACTTAAAAACGTATGCAAAAACTATTGCTGGCGGATATACAGCACCAGCGTTTTTGAATGCTACAAATACCTCTGTTCAATTGCAATCTAGTTTTGCATTCAAAAGAATTATTCAGGGGTCTGTTAATGGGGGTTCAACAAGTTACACTTTTTTTCCGGCAACTGGTATTGGTAATGCAAGTGTTACAGGTACTGCTACAGGAATTTCTTCTGCTAATACAAGTTTTTTTACAAGAATCAATAAATTTTCAATTGTTTCAGCCGCAAGTGCGGCAAGTTTTGCATCAAATTTTTATAA